CGGTGCTTATTACCGGGTACATAAGAACTTTTTTGAGATACCGCCGGGCTGGTTCCGGGAGATCGCCGACCAGTTCCTTACTTTCTTCCAGAACCATGAGTATAAAGAACTTGATTTGTATTATGACCGTGCAGGTAATAACTTTGAGAAGCAAAAGGAAGATTACGCGGGTAAGATAAAAGACGCCATAGAAAAAGACGGCAACGGGAACCGTACCGGCTGGATCGTAAACCTGAAAAGCCGTAAACAGGCAGTTATCCGGCAGGATGCGGAATACGACTTTATGCAGGAACTTATGGGCGGTACCAACAAGAACCTGCCTATCCTGTTGGTTGATGCGTTGAATTGTAAAGAAATGGTTAGTTCCGTAGAAAAGGCAAAGGCAGAAATCAAATACCGGGGTAACTCTAAAGTAGTGTTCAAAGTGAAGAAGTCCGAAAAGCTGGCACCGAAAAAACTACCGATGTTATCCACCAACTTCTCCGACGCTTTCAAATACTTACTGATGCGCCCCGGCTGGATAGCTTTAGTACGAGGCAAGCGGACGCTGCAGGCCGATTCGTTTGTAGATCAATGGATAGAGAACAGGCACAAAAGGTAATTGCCTTGTAACGCTGGAAATTCGGTTTTCCGGCGTTTTTTGTGTTACCAGGTTACGGGTACCCCTTCCAAGAGGTCATATTTCACCTTTTAGGGGGAGGGCAACTGCTTTCCGACTTCTGAGCGGCTCGGTCTTCGGAAGGTGTCATTTTTTAAGTTTTTGAAATTTTCTCCGGTTTTTGATTGTTTTTCAGTCGTTTATCTGCATTTAGACCAAAATTTTACGCGAAAAAGCGCGTTTTTTATGCGTTTTTACTCGTTTTTTGCCCGTTTTTGGGTGAATTACCGTGTATTTTGGGGCGGTTGCCTTCATCTTTTTTAGTGGATTCTTAGTAAATTCGCCGGCAAATAATATATAAATGTATATAGAGTAGGTATGTTTATTACGTTTGGTTATGGAACAAAAAGAAAAACCGATAGATAATTTTAAAAGTGCTATAATAGCCTGTTTGTTTGCTGGCACTGGCCCTTTATCTCCGCAAGGAGAACTTATACAGGATTTGGCAAAATTTTATCCGGTTGATGCAGTAATAGCTATTAATCAGCTATTGGCGGAGACATTGATAAGAAAAGAAGGAAACGGGGATATTTCTTTAACTCCTAAAGGATATAGAATCATTCAATTTTATGGTAATTACCATGAGTATCTCCACGCCTTGAAAAAGCAACGGATTGATAAAGAGAAGGAAAAACAACTGGATTCGAAAGTGAAGAAATCAACGATATTCTCAAATTATTTAAATGCTACCAGTGCAATATGTAGTATTGTGGGATTTATTGCAGGAATCCTATCAGCAGACCAAATAAAAAGAATATTAGCGTGGTTACTATCAACCGCTTAATCTTTAAAAGGCAAATACATATAAGTGTTACTTCCCTTTGCAACTGTTTGATATCTTCTTGTATCTGGCTCATGATCGGTTTCTTTGAAGTTTTTGCAAATATAAGGAAAAACAATAAATATAAAATCTTAATATTTAAAATAATGAAGAAATGAAAGAGCCGTGAATCCCTATCGGATTATTTGGGTAGGGATTTTGTTAAATGTATATTTTGAGTATTTTTGCAACCGTCAAAATTATACTGCATATATAGCCGTCAGGACTTACGGGTGGTACAAACGAAAATACACACTAATTTTAAGTTACTGATATGAAAAAATTATTTTTAATCATTGTATTATTTGCCTTAACCTCATTAACAGCGGCAACCATTGCACAGGAGAAGCACAAAACATTCTGCCAAATTGTAGGTACTGGAAAAGTGTTTAGCCCTAAAGTGAAAATAGAAATAGATTTTGGTTATAAACGTTCTTATTGGAATCAGTATAAGAAATTTATGGTAGATAAAACAGGAAAAAAGATCGAATTTTATTCCATGGTAGATGCTATGAATTATTTAGCTAATTGGGGCTGGAAGTTTGAACAAGCATATACTGCTGTAATGGGTGGACGAACTGTATATCATTGGTTATTAAGTAAAGATATAGTTTCTGATGATGAAATACGCGAAGGTATTATAACACAGAAAGATTTTGAAGACATGGAGAAAGAGGCTTTAAAGGCACTGGAAAACAATACTCCCAATAATGATAGTATTTTAGATGCCGAGGAAACTATAAGAAAGCGATACGAATAGTAGAATATAAATTAACGCTCGCCAATTTTGGCGGGCATTTTTGTTACGAAGTAACGAATCGTAGAGTCGATAAATTTTCCTTCTTAATAAACTTTTATTAACGTTTTTTTTTTTTTGTTCAGATTTTAATACCGACATTTGCCCCTGTCAAAATTAACACCGCTGGTGCGGTCCGGTGAGTCTCGGTTATTGGCTCGAATGAACAACGGGCTTTTTTTATGCCCGAGAAGTGCTTGTTTAATACAAGGCGGTTGCCTTTCCCTAAACTTATAACCCGATCTTCGGACGGTTTGCGGTGTTAATTTTGACGAATTAGGGGAAATGGTAACCGCCTTTCCCATGTAAAATAGTCAAAATTAACACCGTTATGGAAAAAGAATTTCAACCCGGCACAAGCTACGTGCCTTCGTTCCGTACTGGTAGCACGGACGTAAACACGATCCAACATCGTTATTTTCAGGAACTGGAAAAAGATTGTTCCGTAAATTCGGCTTCTGATGCCTATTACTTATCTGCTATCGCCTGGTTCTGTCTAACCTTTATTTTTCCACCGGCCGTCGTTGGTGCAGTCATTTGTGTGTGTCGTGCCAAAAAAGTAAAGAAAGGAGGCCGAAAATGACATCTTATTTTATAGAGCTTAATGAGTATAAGCCACAAAATCGAAAATGTGCTGAAATGGCAGAGTTTGCAAACCAGTTTGGTAATACGCTTTGCCCTGATAAAATTTCCTTTGATGCTTTTAAAACTGAACTGGAAGCAAAAGTAAAGGAGTTGAACGAGAAATACCCTAAAACAATGCCGCTGAAGATATCTTCCGGTAGCGGGTTTATTCACATAGACCAGGACACTAAAACACATAATAACGGCTGTGACAAGCCGGTAGCCTATTTTTTCATTTACCGGGTTAAAAGAATATATAGGTTTTCAGAGCGTCCCCAGATAGAAAAGAAAGGAGGTGCCGAATGATATATACTGAATATCAGCAAGTGTTACTTACTCAATTACAAAACAATGATAAAAGGATTGAGGAAATAAAGAAGGAAAAGGAAGAAATACAGGAAATGTTTCTACAAGAAAGTAAATTTAAACCGGGTGATCTGATACAGATTGATTATAAAATAAGCAATGCTACTTTTAAAGTTCGTGGCTGGATTTTCCGGATTACATTCTGGAGGAATCGCCCGTATTATCACCTGAATTTACCCAAGAAAGACGGTTCCCGCGGATTAAGGGTTAAAAGTGTATGCGACGGGGTACTGGAAAGTATAACAAGTATTTCACATATTAAATTAGAAGACTTAAAAGGAGGTGCCAAATGAATACAAATAATCCTGATATCCTATTTTTCGTTAGACGTGAATACGGCACGCCTTCCATTGAATTAAGAGCCTATAAGGTGGAGAAGGTTAACAATGAGTTTGCTTTCCTTGAACTTGAACGTTTGCGGTTGGTTGTTTTCTCCGGTGATTTTCAGTCTGTATCACTTCATCACGAGTACGGTAAAAACAACTGTCTGTATAATAGTGCCAATAATATACCGGATTTGATGAAAGACATGAAGAGGTGGCAGTTATCGCCCATTGACAGACGTAATTACGAACGGTTTAGGAAAGTCGCCCTCGGGATATACCGGCAGGCCGGAATAATTGATTTCACTACCTTAGAGACTACACCGATTAAAAACGTTTAATGAAAGATTTGTTATGAAAGATATAGAAGTAAACGGCGCACATATAACAGATGAAAGTGCCGAGATTTTGACACAGTGGCAAACTAAGACGGAACCGGTTTCCGCTTGTTACATCGAAGTTATTGAGGACCTAATCGATTTCCTAATAGAGAAAGGAGATGAAAGTACACCAACAAATGAGGTGTTAAGAAGGATTCAATTATTACGTATGATGAAAAAAGACATCGAAAAGTTGTCTAATCCTTAATATTAACAATTTAGCATACCGGCTGAAAAGGCAGCCGTTGGGTTTAAGTCCCAGGTTAGGGTTTGTTTGTGCCGGGGTGGTTCCCGGCACTCTTTTTTATGTCCTTTTCGTCCGTTTCCGTTCTTCCCACCTTTGCAGTAACCAATGATTCAAATTATGAAAATAGGAACTGACAAATGGAAGCATTTCGGAATTAATTACGCTATATGTGCCCTGTTGGGTGATTATGGTGTTCCCTTTGCCCTGGGGGCTTCATTGGGTAAGGAATACGGGGATAAAATGTCACCCGGTAATAAATGGGACTGGAAGGATATTCTGGCAGACCTGGCCGGGATCGTGGCGGGCTATTTGACGCATGTATGTACCGTCTGGACCATAATGTAAAATTTTCAACTCTATCAATATGACGGAAACGATAATTACAGCGATTATTACGGCTCTTTGCACGGGTGGACTGACCTGGTTATTCACTCTCCGATATACCCGTAAACAGGCGGAAGCTGATGCCATGAAGTCAGTACAAGAGGTTTACCAGGAACTAATCGAGGATATGAAGAATGACCGTAAGGAGCTAAAGAACGCGTACCAGGAACAGAAAAAACGGTTTGACGAAGTGGACAACAAGTACAAGGAAGTCCTGCAGAAATGTAACGAAATGGAAAAGGCAATCAAGCAGAACGCCCGTGTAATGGACACTA